TACAAATCTATCGAAAGGAGGTCTAGGTGATTCAATTATCATCTATACTCTCTGAGTTTCCGACTCGCGTAAAACATTCGATTGCAGCATCGGATGCATATGCATCGGCACTCAAAAGGATGAAGAGTGGTACAAAGCCAACGTCTCGCTCATGGGTGTATGAGAAGATTAAAGACCCAGATCTTATTCTTACGAAATGGCAAAGTACGCTAAGCTCTTTGTCGTCAGATGGGGACCTAAAATCTCTTTCTGCATGGGACTTGTCAAAGTCAGACAAGTATGGCCCACAAGGAGGAACCGCACCATTCGACGAGCGACATGAAACACTGTTGGAATACTGGTCCCACCTCCGTGAACCAGAGGTATTTTCTACAAGGGAATGGAAAATTGCTATCTCCAACACCGTAAAGCGTTTCAAGTTTAACGGGTCTGGCGCACCTCTTCCCGCTCGTGAAGTCATAGCACGCGGCATGTTTGAGGACAAATATAATACATCGTCGGGTGATCCCTTATTCCTTAAGCGGAAGAGTTCTGAAGCTCAGGAACAAGCATTGTCGGCTGAGGCTGATGGTACTTGGAAGAATTTCTATCCCGTCTTAGGGTCACGAGCAACCATGGGGAAGACAGGTGACAAAGCAAGGTGGATATTCATGTTTCCATTTGCAGTCAATCTCCATGAGCAGCGGTTTCAGATGCCACTGCAAGATTATCTCCGCAAGATATCTGATCATTTCTTCCTCCCTTGGGAAGGAATCGAATACGTCCAGAGGCATGTTTCTGCACAGTCCTCGGAGCTCCTCAAGTTTGGAGCTGACTACTCCAAAATGGATCAACACTTTAATTACTATCACGCCCTCCAAGTATACGAAGTAATAAAGATGTTCTTCCAACCCCAGTATCGGGATCAATTGCTCGAATCCCTTCATTACACCTTCCATTGCGATGTTGTCTCTTGCGAGGGAATGCTCAAGGGGCCGCATGCCATGCCATCAGGCTCAGGGTGGACAAACTTCCTTGAAACGGTGTTCAATGTGCTCTTGATTGAATATTTGCACGTGGTCGCTTCTAACGTGCACATCGTAACTGCAATGGGAATTGGAGACGATCAATTATGGTTCATCGATTACGCGAACAAGAACTTTGATCCTCTTACTGAATTTATTGTTTCGATATTCGAGAAATGCGGACTCGAAGCTAACGCAGAGAAACAAGAGGTAGGGTATGAGACAACCGTCTTCTTGCAGAGAAGATTTTCCACTACGTGGAATGTCGGTCATGTGAAGTGTGCTGGTGTATATCCCACTATTAGGGCGCTTACTAGTGAGATATTTCCCGAAAGGTGGCATCAGAAGAAAGATGGATGGGATAGCAAACTTTTCGCTCTCAGATGCCTGATGATCCTCGAGAATACGATGTACCACCCGTTGTTCGCGAAGTTCTGCAAATTTATCGCTGATGGCAATGACAATATCTGGGAATTTGTCACTGCTAAGCCTGCTGTCCATGCTGCAGCGGTCAAACAGGCAAAGTCTATTAGCGGGTTCTTACCTACATACAACCAGGCGAATCTCAAAACCAAGGTGCTTGACCTCGCAAGCTACCGAGTTCTATCTGGTATGAGGAAGAATTAGAGCCAAATAGGCGGAGAGGGG